TGAGTTGGCATTGCCGTATCAGTAATTGTATTAAAGATGCCTTGGAATTGAAAATTGATTAGAGGTATTTCATTATTTTCACAATTGAAAGAACATGTGCCCCTGGCGCCCGTGATCATATGCCTCACGCCGTCGTAGTTAACAAAGAAAGTAGCACTAGGGAAACTTGAACTAATCGGAGCATATACAACGCTTGCACCTGCGGAAACGGTTTCGCTCATACCGCAAGCTTTAAGAGCCGGGCCATATTTTGGGGCAGTTCCTAAAGCCCCACTTGCCGTCATTTCAACGGAAAAAGTCAGGTTGACGCGTGTATTAGTCAATATGGTTTCGTACTGTCCCAAATATCCGCGCACCAATTCTCTACTTACTTCATCACTAACAACAGGCTCAACATTTAGATCTCTAACTTGAATACTATTGGCCGAACCTGTGGGTGTGGGGTTGGTGCCGTAAGAACTTTCTGCCTTACATAAAAGTGTTCTTAATCGGTTGAGTTTAGGCACGACGTTTTTACTAGATCCATTATTTATATATTAGATAGCAAAATACGCCGGCATATTATTGGGTTAAATCTGCCACTAATGTCCTATACCTAATTAAATACTCAACTCCAACAACCCCCGCCGGTTGATCAGCGTCAACAGCTTCAAAGGATGTATTGCCTGGCTGTACATCTATGGCCAAACCATTCAAAGTTAGATCTGAACAAATTTTTGAATGTAGGCTTTCTACTATTGGGTCCGCTACTTTATCGGGAATATCTCCGCGAACGATTACAGAAATTCTGACAGTTAAAAAATGATCAAGAGTAGAAGGACTTGTATTTTGTTCAATTGTGTCTGATACAGGTTCAACAATTAGGGCCGGGCTCTCATCCCTTTGTAGTGGTACAACACGGCTTCTATATATTCGGGTTCCTACGTTCGTTGTATTAGCAAGTTGCGTAATAATTCTTGCGAGTATGTTTTCTCTTTTGGTCGTCATGTTTTTTGTAGGGAAATTTCACAAGTCAGACCGTCTAAACCTTTGTCATTAGATCTAACGGTATATGCAACATCTTCACCCGCTGCATTTTGTACCGTGATACTGTCGCCACCTTTTAAAGTTCCAAAGCTTGACGCGGAACAATGCAAAACATAATCAGTAAAAAGTACTTGATCACCTATCACCGTTGAGGTTGGTTCATCAAGTATCCCTTTCGCAGTAACAGACCCCGCAGTGCATGAAACACCGAAGGGTCCATTAAACATGCTTGTTAAATCGTCAGAAAATGACACTTAACTGATTAGCTGTACTTCTTAGAACCAAGACCAACGACGGCAACAGCACCGGCGCCAGTTCCTCCAGAAACAGTACTACTCACCTTGAGATACTGCTTTAACTCAGAAAGGTTAAGGTAGATTTTTTGAACACTTGCTGTATTGGCTGTTGTTGCAGTAAACGCGCCCCCTGTGACGTCTGTATAAGTGCCGCCGGATGTGTCGCATTCAGTTAATTTAATTGTGTAAACAATTCCAGAACCGCCAGCTTCGGCCAACAACATAATTGCTGCTGAACCTTCAAAGGTTTGGATGTCAACGGCTGAACCTACTGCAGTTGATGCTAAAACATCATTTGGCAAAAGGTTTAAGACTTCGGTCTTAGAACCGAGATTTTGGATGGTCATTCTTCAGATTCCTTTTTTATAGGATTTGAGGGTTTTTTACGTTTAGGAGTTGTTTTCTTTTCTACTTTCATTGAACAGACCTCTACGGCCTCTTTTGCTTTACCCATGATTACAAGGGTTTTCGCATCTTCTGGGGATGCTTCGACTACATCCCCAACTTTTACTAATTGCCCTTGTAGCCAAATTGAGCGAAGGATTTCAATCCTCATCACTTACTAAGTTCCTAAACAGAAACTCTCAGGATTTCTCACGGCTACATCACAATCTTGTAATGCAACAACGCGAACGGTTCCTGATGTTGAATTTGTGTATGGGTCAACAGTTAGATCTAAACCAGACCAGAAGCCCATTAGTAGATCACTGAAATTACCAAACCAAACATCACCGGCGGCTGATTGATTAGAAGCAATTGCCCTGTATCCATTTAGCTCGCCTTCAAGTCCACCTGTCCAAAGGAACTCACCTGAGCCGGCATCTTTCTTAGTTCCTTTTAATGAACCACGCATTGAGGCGTTAGTTATATAAGTAGGAGAACCAAGAAGAGCATTTGCAGAACCTAAATCAGATTCCATTGCAATCACTTCTAAGAAAGTAGGAACAGCACCGGCAAACGCCTCAGCACCTATACCAACTGTGTTCTTAAGTCCTAAAGGCTCATTAGCTACGCCAGAACCATAAAGGCCAGCAAGGTCGATTTTCAGAGCTATGACACGGGCTAAATCATTTCTAATGAATGCTTCAATGTCAATAGATGACTGAAGTAATAGCTTCCTTGTTACGTCGGTATAAGCACCAACTGTACGAGGTACTAAAGAAACTTGAGTCAATGTTTGATCGCTTTCCGCTGCCGCTGCGCCCTCAGCTATCCAAGTTGCATTTGCTGCCCCAGACTGTTTAGGGATCTTTACGTTACCTTCAAGGTTAGAAAGGATAGTTGCCCCGGCCCTCGCACAGGCACTCTCATTTCTTAGCAGGTCAATAAACGAGCCAGTCAACAAGTCAGTTTTTACTACGTCGCCACCTGCTGAACCGGGGGAAGTTTGTAAATCTCTTGTTGCTGTTAAAACATCAGGCGGAATCATTATCCCTCTAGATGTCTTGCCTAGTTTTGAAGCTGCCGCTTCACTTGCTTCTATCTCAAAAGCAGCCACCTCACGGGCGCGAGTATCTGTAGGGTTAGCCAGATAATTAATTGCTTTTAAGAAAGAAAAACTTCTTGTTTCCTTTTCTGTTAAACCAATATTTGTATCAGATGATTGTGAAATCTGATTTTTTGGCTCAAGTTTTCTTAATACGGCTGAGTTAAATTCAGACACATCTTTTCCTTTTGCTATGTATTCTTGACCTAGTTCTCGTAGGTCATATTTTTCTGCAATTGCAGTGATTTCTTGGAATCTTGAACGCTCAGCCTTTAACAGTTTTTCACCGTCAATAGCTTCTGAACGCACCTCCAAATTTTCTTTAGGAGAAGTGGTCATTGACTCATCTTTAGGGTTTACAGGTGCATCAGAAGATGCTGAAACGTCGGAACGTTCCTCTTTTTTTATATTAGATGCAATATCTGTTTCAGATGTCGGCGTATTAGATCTAGATACCCCTACGCTTGAATCTGCTGGAACTGGGGCAATACTTAATTCATGCACCGCGATGTCAGTCCCATAAAACTTACCGTCTGAACGCTCCTCCATATTATTAACAACATAACCAAAGCTCACGCCCTTAATAATGCCGTCTTGGATGTCTCTATAAATAGAACTTGCAAATTCTTCTTTAGAAAAACGTACTTGTGCATAGCCTCTTTTATCGTCGTCAGAGATATATGCCTTTTCAACTACGCCAATCGGCCTATCAAAATTATGATTAAACAACAAAGGGCCGCCATCATTTAAACGGGTTAAATCCCAATTGTCTGATTTATGTTCAAGGATTTCTTCACCATAAAGGCGTGTCACCGGTGTCTCTGATGAGAACGGGAAAGTGATCGTTCTTTCTTTAACTTCGCCTTCTTTTCCTACTACTTGTTTTACATCTAATGAAAAATCACGTTGAACAAGTTGGTTTTCTAAATCACGAACTTGTTTTTTCTTCTGCGTTTTCTTCATCATCTTTATTGGGTTTCTCTTCTACTTTAGATACATCTTTTTGCGTAGACGCATCAGTATTAGATATGAAACTTAGACCTGCCTGTTTAGCTGCTTCCATTTCTTGCGCCCTTTGATTAATTAAATCTTCAAAATCTCCCCCCATTTCTTGTATTACATCGGACTGAGTACGAAACCCAGCCTGTACTGCCATTAATGCGGATTTCGTTTCTTTCTCGGGATCTACCCAATGGAATGGTGGATATAACCAACGCACTGTTCTATACCTATCCGGCTCCGCCATATAAGTGGGCAAATCTAATACACCCTCTAAATAAGCAAGCTCTAACCATTCGTCATATACCACTTGTAAAAGTGATTCCTCTAATTGTCGCTGTAATGCTCTATAACCTGCCTGATCTTGTAGCAATGACAAACGGCTAGAACTGTAATTACTCATTGAATAATCACGGCTCAAACTTTCATATGAAATACCCATCGAACTTGCAACCGCCCTAAGCATTGCAGTTAAGAAAGGTTGAAACTGGCCGTCGGGTGCGTGTAAATCCGGTACATGGACTTGTTCACCTGGACCAAGTAGACGAACAGCCCCAGGCTCTAAGTCATATACGCGATCACCATCAACTACATCATCTGACATGCCAGATAGTTCGGCCTCCGGACTACTCACAAATGCGGTCAAGGCAGATGACGCCCTAGCTTTTATTAATTCGGCTTTTTCATATCCGTCTAAATGATGCAACCGTTGTATTGCACTTGATAACCACGGAATCCCTCTATTTTGCCCAGGGCGTTCAATTTTATAAAGCATTATCACGTCTTTTGCATCTACAATTACGTGCTCTTTTTTCTGTGCTCCTATATCAGAAGGGAACAAAGTATCGCCAGGGTGTTTAGTAAAGAAAGCATATTTTTTAACTGCGCCGTACTTATCGGTTAAACATCCCATACGCCATTGCAGATCCTTACTTGGACTTGAACCGGAATAATTCTCATCCAGCATTTCACTTTCTAAAACCTGTAGGGCCATTGGGACCCTGCTACGCCCAAATTTCACACCTCTAATAATTCTAATAATGCACTCGCCACCCTCTGCCATTTGACGTATTGCGGCCCTGTTTATATCCTCCCAGGACATTTTTTGCGCTACATCACAACAATCCTTTCTGCCCCACCTTTTCCATTCCGTTTCAATAGCTAAATTACATTTTGCATCCAATTTCCCGTTCTTTCCTGCGCGTTGCTTTCGCACCTGGGCCTGTAACTTAATACCAGTGCCAACGGTGTTATTAACTATCGTTGCAATTGCGTTTTTCGCATAATCACTATCTCTAACTAATTGTCTAGATCTAGAACGTAATTTTGCCAGGCTCCCTTTTAATTCTGAATCAGCAGATGAAACTGAAGTAGTCCAACCGGCGGTAAGCCTTGACGTTTCCGCCCCTGCATACATCCGCCTACGTGGTCTTGTTATTGGTGAAGGGTTAGGGCGCCATAATTCGCGCCATGCGTTTGCAATACCCATGATTAAAATAACCTCACGTAAGAAACTTTGAAATTACCCCGTCCATTAGCAATATCATTTTTCAAATTTTCATTATTAACTTGGAATTTTAATTGTGATTCTCTAGCTATCAAATCAGGAAGATTTACTTTTTTATAGGTCCGTCCGCCTATTGAATACTCTTGCCCGGCATCAGTTGTTAAACCTCGAATTGCTGCTGTACAAGCGTCCAGATCTTTCTTTGCTTGTGATCTCCCATCAACCGCCTCCGGGTTTGCTCCTGTATAGGCTAACGATTGCAGAACTTCTAATTGCCCTGATCTTGTAAACTTCTCCGCACCTTTTGAAAATTCGGCCAACCAATCCCAATTTCCTGGGGTTAAATCTTCACTATCGGTTGCGCTAATAATTGTTTGCCATCCTGTTCCGTCTTGAGTTGCGGTTGCCGTATGTCCGCCCCCCTCATTTGTTCGTAGGTAATATTTTAAGGTCCAATCAGGTGCTGAAATAGTTTGATCAAAACCATCAATAGTACTTACGTCTTTCCATTTCACCGTTGACCCGGCGCGAATAATTGACGGGATTTTCACAATAAACCTCTACCAATTGTCAACATAGGATTTTTTCTTAGACCTCTTTTTTAATTCTAGACGCTGTTTTTTAGCTAAATTAGCGGAATTTAAGAGCCGATTAGTGAAGATTTGGAAGATTTTAGAACGAGGAAAGCGTTGATAAAGATGATTAAGGGCAGAAAAAGCATATACGGCACAATCGAGCGCCTCAACGTTTTGATTCTTCTTTTGAATGTATTCTGTACCTCTCCCGCTTTTCTTTAAAACCTTTTTTTCACCCGTCAATTGTTTGAAATATTCCTGATCAGTTTCGCAGTGAAAATGTAATTTATTATTAAACTTGAGTCTACTATACAACACATCTTTAATTGTGTCAGATCCAACCATATAAACAGTTGCCCCGCCTTTTATTGCTCTACCTTTATAGTTCAAATCAACTTTAGAACCGCGACCAATTGCGGGTTGAGCTGGCCGGCTACTTCCTTTAATCCCAATAACATTCAAACTCTTTCTTTCCCTGCAATAGTTATAAACAGAGTTGGTAGCAAGTCCGCCGGTATCTATGGCACAACAATCAACTTTCAATGTTCCGCCGTTGGGGTGTGGCCATTCCGCTGTTAACAAAACGTCTAAACCTTTCCAGACAGTTCCTTGATTCGGATCGCCAAAAATTACGTCATGTTGAATTAAATACATGTGTTCTTCAGGGGCTATTCCGAACGTCGAAATTTCGATTCTCTCCGATTTAGTGCCGCCCCCACCTTGAACATCTACCCCTTGAACTAAGCAAACAACATCTTCCGGTATTGTTCCGGGTTTATATTTTTCGCATTTCTCCAATAGCTCTTCCGCTGATAATTGCGATTGGTAAGACTCGTCAAAGGTTTCAGCTAAACGGGTATTAACAAAGGTTTTAAATAATGGCGCGTCTTCTTTTGACCGTAGAAATTCCTCGACTAATTCGGGCCAAGTTAACCAACCCGCCGGACTATATAAAGAACTCATTTGAAACCCTGCCGTCTTTCTTGTCATTGGTTTCTCTGCCCTCCACTCCCCTTGTCTAAGCATTGAGGTTTTATGTGATTCGTCGAATCTTTCCCCGCAATGTGAACATTC